GGCGGACTCGGCTTGGGCGATGAGCTGGTCGATGCGGTCCATGGGGGATCACCAGGGGAGGTTTTTGGAGGCGAGGTAGGCTTGGGCTTTGGGGTGGCCGGCGCGGGCGGCGGCTTGGAGCTCGGCGATGGCGGTATTGGGGGGAGTAGGTGTGGCGGTGGCAGGCTGCGGGCTGGAGGCGGCGGCAAGGGAGTTGGCGGAGATGACGGTGGCGGGAGCGGCGGAGGTGGGGCCGGGGACGCCGCCGGTCCAGACGGCTGGACTGGCCGGAGCGGGGGCGGACGAAGCGGAAACGGCGCTTGGCTCGCGGGTGCTCGCCGCGGCCGGAGCCGGGAGAGGGGTGCGGAGATCGAGGGTGGCGAGGTCGACGTAGGGGTTGCGAGACTGGAGGGCGGCGACCCGGCCGCGGGTGTGGAGATCTGGCGGGACAACGGATCCGGTGGCGGTATCGAGGTAGTTGGTGGTGGCGGGGGTTTTCCACCAGAGGGAGCCGGACTCGGGGGTGATGGCGCGTTGGAAGCGGGCATCGTACTGGGAGCTGATTTCGGCGGGGGTGGCTTGCCAGCCGTAACGCTTGGCGGAGAGGGAGAGCAGGCGGGAGACGGCGGCGGAGTATTCGGGGGTGGTGGGGGCGATGCCGTTGTTGCGTTCTTTGAGGAGCTGGACGGTGCGTTGGAGGGCGGCGAGTTCTTGGTCGGCGGCGAGTTGGTCGGGGGTGCGGTTGTAGGGGTCGGGCTTGGGGGCGATGTCGTAGGTGCCGACGGGCTGGCCGGTGCGCGGGTCGATGGAGATGAGGCGGTCGCCGGTATTGATGACCTGGAGACGAGGGGCGGCGGGATCGCGGAGGACGGTAAGTGAGCCGCGGGGGTTGCGGCGATCGACGGCGACGATGCCGCCGTCTTCGACGGAGAAGGTGGACCAACGGGAGTCATCGGCCTGGGCGCGGTCGTGGTCGAGGCGTGCTTGCTGGAGGCGAGCCATGGCGTCTTGGTAGCGGGCGGTATCGGCCCGGGAGCGGTCGAGTGATTCTTGCTGGGCCAGGGCGAGGTTGAGGCGGGTGGCGCGATCGGAGTGGAGTCGATCGAGCTGGTCGGCGACGAGGTCGCCGATGGGGATGGGGTTGGCGGGGGCGATGCGGAAAGGCATGGCTGGCTCCTAACGGGGTGAAAAGGGCAGAGCGGTTGCCTGGGGTGTAGGCAACCGCTCTGAGGGGTGGCGGGACATGACGCTTAGCGCCAGTCGATGTACCAGGCTTCGACTTCGGCGGTGGTGGTGGCGTTGGTGGCGGCGCGTTGGTCGCGGGCGCAGATGGAGTTGGTGCGGAAGGGGCCGCGGACGGGGTCGAGAGCGGTCCAGGTGTAGTTGGTGCCGGTGCCGTAGACGGGGGAGCCGTTGGTGGAGGCGGTGGCGCCGTGGTTGAGGACCAGGGGTGCGCCGGTGGGGCGGACGGTGATGCGGGTGTAGGCCTGGCCGGCAGGCAAGGCCGCGAGGATTTCGCCCGAGGCGGCATTGGTGCCGGAGACGATGGTGGCGGTGTAGTTGGTGGCGAGTTTCTCGACGAAGTACTGGGAGGTCTGAGCGTGGGCGATGGCGGCCGCGGCGGTGACGATGGCGGCGGCGATGGCGGCGATGCGGTATTTCATGGTGTGGGCTGGTTCTTTCTCTTCCGGTTGTGGAAGCTGGGTTATTGGGCCTGGGCGAGCCGGAGCAGGAGGGCGAGATCTTCCTGGCCGGTGCCGTACTCGGTATTGGCGAGGATCCGGTAGACGGCATCGGAGGCGGCGGACTGGCCCTGGATATTGGTCCCGAGCAAGGCGAGGAGCTGCTGGGCGGCAACGGAATCGGCCTGGAAGGCGCGGCCGGCGGTATCGGTGAGCAGGGAGCGGAGATTGGAGTTGGATTCGTTGGCCATTTGCTGGTTGAGCATGGCCAGGACCACGGGATCGATGGGGCGGCCGAGGGCGGCGTATTGCTGGACCAGGGCGGCCTGGGCGGCCTGGAGTTGTTTGGCGCGTTGATCCTTGAGGATGCCGCGAGCGGCGCCGATGAACTCGGGTCCGAACGGGTTGCGGGTGAGGCGCTGGGCAGCGGTACGAGCGGCCTGGGCATCGGGGCCGGAGAGGACCTGCTGGAGCCGGTCGGCGGATCGGAGGGCTTGGTCGCGATCGGCCAGGGCGCGCTGGCGGGCGTCGCGCTGGTTATCGGCGAGGGCGTTGAAGGCGCGATCGATGGGGCGGCCGGCGGCGGCATTGAGATCGTTGCGGAAGCCGGAGGGGCCGAGCGGATCGCGCTGGAGTTGGGGGAGGCCCGCGCCGGCGCCGACGGGTGTGCCATCCGGGAAGAAGCCGGGGCCGGGCGGCTGCCAGGCGCCGATCTGCATGGGGGGCGGAGTGAATGCGCTGGCTAGCGGGCGGGCATTGGCTGGCTGGCCCCACTGTCCGCTGGCCATGGTGGCGCGGTCTTGGGCAAGGGCGGATGCCCAGTAGGCATCGAGGTCGGGGCCGGGGTCGGCACTGATGACGTCGTAACTGCCGCTGCCTTCGAGTTGATCGGCGGACTCGAACGAGTCGGCCGGGAGTGGTTGATCGTAGTAGTCGTAGTTACTCGGGGATCTCCTTACAGGGTTTGAGGGTGGATGGCAAGGGGTTTCATGGGCGGAGTTCGCCGGCGCCGGCGGCTTGGATGGTGAGGGCGCGCAGGGTCCAGGGGGCGTCGTGGGCGGAGAGGGTGAGTTGGGCGCGCTGGGAGCGGAAGCCGGTGGGGACAATGGATCGGGCGGTGAGATGAGCGGGGACCCAGTGGCGGCTCAGTGGTCGGAGTGTGCCGGTGAGATCACCGGCATGATCGACGCGCAACGGGGCGGCAGCGGCCTGGAAATCCCAGACGGATTGGTGCCAGCGTTTGAGGACGGCAGGGGCGGCCAGTGTGAGCTGGGGAGTGGCCCAGGAGGAGTCGATGGCGCCGATGATGAGCTGGTCGCCGGCAGCGGGAGCGGGGGAGAACGGGCCGCCGTAGTCGGCGCGATCGTCGAGGGTGAGGCGATTGCCGGAGGCGGAGAGGATGTAGCGTGATTGGCTGGCGGCGGGGCCGGTGATGATGCGGACAGGGACGCCGGAGAGGTTTTCGCCGGAGGGCAGATCGAGGGCGGCGACATCGAGGTAATCGGAGCCGGTGGCGGTGATGGCGTGTTGGCGGAGGCGGAGATCGTCGGCGGCCTCGGAGATGCCGAGCTCGAGTGCCCAGACGGCGCCGTGCGGCGTGCCGATGAGTAGGAGCGGGACATCATTGGCGTGGACGATGCGTGAGCAGGTGGCCGGGAGCCGGCACTCCCACCAGCGGACGGGGAGATCATCGGAGTGGCCGACTCGGGAGAAGTCGCCGAGGATGAGCTTGGAGGTGACGGTGGAGTCGGTGGGGGCGACCCAGAGCAGGAGCCAGTTGTGGGTGGATAGCCAGGCCATGTGGGCGCGGTAATCGAGGTCGTGATTGATCTCGTCGGCGAACCAGGGATCGAGGTCTGGCGGGGTGAGTTTGCCGGCACCGGAGGCGGGATGATAGCGATAGATGCCGGCGGGGCCGGCATACCAGACAAACGAGCCATCGGCGATGGTGCAGCCGGCCAGTGGGCCGACACCGCCGGCGGCGCCGACCAGGGGCTGGACATCGTAGCGGGCGGGTGAGCCGCGGACGATGTAGGTGGATTGATCCTTGCAGACGACGATGGTGCCGTTGGTGGCTTCGAGGGAGACGGACTGCGGGGTGGCGATACCGAGGCAGCGGATGGCTTGGCCGTCGCCGAGGCCGACGCCGATGGTGGAGCCTTCGGTGAGCGGGTTGTAGCCTTCGATATTGGCGGGGAGTACACCCGAGAGATAGAGGAGGGAGGCTTCGTGGGAGATGCGGTAGGGCTGAGCCGAGGCGGTGGTGCCGGCGTAATTGGCGGAGAGGGTGGCGGTCTGGGTGGACTCGTTGAAGTAGGTGATGATGTAGATGGTCGAGGAGCCGGCCACGGAGAGGTATTTGCCTTCGACGGCGCGGGTGAGATTGGCGTCGGTGAACACGGCCGAGGCGGATGCCTGGGTGACGGCGACGGTGCCGGTGGAGATGGGGATATCGCCTCCGAGGACGATATGTTCGTTGACGGCCAGGACGCAGGGCTTGGCTGGCAAGATGACATTGTCGTTGGAGTACTCGATGGCGCCCAGGGCGGTATCGGCGAGATCGACGGTGGCGGTGGTGGTGGAGTTGTCGGCGACAGTGGCGACCCGGTAGAAGGCTGAGCCGGCGGCGGCGGTCATGTAGATGTTGCGGGCATTGACCTGGGAGTCGTCGGAGACGGGGAGATTGGTGAACGAGAGTTTCTTGGCGCCGGCGGCGGTATGGGAGGTGGCGGGGAGACGGGCCGCGGATTCGCGGAGGGTATTGCCCGCGGCATCGGTGACGGCAAAGGTGATCAGGATCAGGTGGGTGCCGGCGGTAACGGACCCGGCGGCGCCGTCGGCGACATTGAACGCGGTGGCGGGTGCGCGGATGCCCCAGAGGCGGTAGGCGTCGGGGCCGGTCTGGCAGAGGTTGGCGTTGATGCCGTCGGCGATGAGTTCGCGCTGGCCGAGTCGGGCGGAGGCGCGTGGCCGGGCAACGGGGGTGAGGGTGGGAGTGGAGGGGGGCATGGGGGGGGTTATGGCGAGTACGGTGTGGCGGTGATTCGGACCCCGTCGTTGAGCAGGATTGACCAGTTGGTGGGATCGGTAGTGACCTCATAGCCACCTCCTTGCCGGACATTATCCCAATTATACGCGCGGCCGCACCAGATGACGTAGTTGCCACCTTCGATGTGCATTTGAATAACGCGTCCCTCCGTGTATGGCGGGGTCGTCGTCGTTTGGTAGTACCACACAAACGATCTCCAACCGCTGAGACTACTGGATCCGTAAGACTGCCAACCTGTACCCGAGTACCAGGGGGCAGTGACTGGGTTGGTGGGTCGCTTGGTCGTATCGGACTCGTGCGAGAGTGTCAGCACTAGCGGCAGTGAATTGCCAGTGGCAACGACATTGAATGACGTGTCGGCTGACGCAACCTCACACCCAGGTGTCCCGACGGCAACATCCCGGGCAGTGACCGTGTAGGTGTATGCATAGCCACTTGTGAGAATAGCTGACGGGACGGTGTAAGTGGCGCTAGTCAGGACTGCAGAGGTATGGATGACGGTGGCGCCTTGTTTGATTTGCACGACCCAGGCGGCGGCGGAGTTGACGTCCCAGGTCAGCGTCGGCGTGAGCGTGTAAACCGTGCCGGTGGTCAGGCCGGTAGGCGCGGGCAGTTTGGTGGTGAATTTGAAGGGGGTGGCCAGGGCGCGTGTGAGTTTGTTGCCGTCGAGGACGGCGTAGACCCACCAGTAGTAGACAGTGGCCTGGGTGAGGAGGTTGGGGTTGGCGGGTGTGTAGGAGGTGGAGGAGGCGGCGATCTCGGCCCGATGGGTGAGGGCCAGGACGTTGAGGGCGCCCTCCTCGGTGTAGGGGAGACGGCTCGAGGTGTGGATGTAGAGGCGGTAGGCGGTGGCGCCAGGACAGGCGGACCATTGGAAGGTCGGGGCACGTAGCTGGCAGGTGGCGCCGTGGACGGGGGCCAGGAGCTGGAAGGAAGGCGGGGCGGTGGGGGTGCCGGGACGCGGGGGCCAGGTGAGCGGTCGGAAATCGGAGGAGCGGGCCGTGGGCCAGTCGAGGAGGACTTCGTCGGTATCGTCGGGATCGGTCTCGGAGAGGATCATGAGATCGCCGAACGGGTAGCGGGAGGCGAGATCCCAGGAGGCGAAATCGGAGATGAACCAGACGGGGGCGAGTGGATCGGTGGACGGGACGACGACACCAGTGCCGGGTCGGCGGGCGATGACGTCGGAGGCGCCGATGACGTTGAGGGCGGCGGGGGAGCGGAGCGGGCGCGGGGGGGAGGCGAGGGCAGCTTGCTCGGTGGCCGCGGAGTCGAGGGCCCGGGTGAGGCCGCCATCGAGGAGCCGGAAGGTTTTGGAGATGTCACCCATCAGCGGACCATGTTGACGGTGAGCGGGCCCTGGGCGCGGCCGCGGTTGAACCGGGCGCAGAGGGCGGCGGTGGCTTGGGCGGCCAGGGCGCGATAGGCATTGGCGCGCGGGGCCTGGGTGGCATCGGCCAGGAGCAGGTCGGCGGTGGCGGCGTTGATGGCGATGTCCTCGAACTTGGCGGGCTCGGGCAGGGTGAGGGTGGCGGAATCGGAGTCCAGAGAACTGGACGCGAGTGAGCCGGTGAACCGGATACCGTTGGCGAGGGCGGCGGCGGGGGTATTATCGAGCTCGATGGTGGAGAGATCGACCCAGCGGTAGGCGGTGGGTTGGCCGGTGCCGTTGGTGATGCCGAGAGCGGACCAGCCGGCCCAGGCGGGGCGGGCGCCGGCGCCGGTCCATTGTTCGTCGGAGAGGAGGCGGAGGGGGCGCCAGGCATCGGCGGTGGCGTCGATCAGGATCTCGATGATGGCGATGTTGGCGAGGGTGGCGGGGATGGTGACGGTGCGGGTGGCGGGGAGCGTGGCGGTGACGCGTGACCGGAGAGCTTCGGGGGCGGTGTTGAGGAGGGCGGTATGGATGTCGCTCAAGGCGGAGTTGAGGGCGGCATCGATCATTTCGTCGGGCCAGGCGCGCGGGGTGAGCAGCGAGAGGGCGACGGCCGTGTGGGCGGCGGCGAAGGCGGTGTTGACGTAGAGGACGGTATCGGAGTCGATGCGGGCGATCTGGCGGGTCTCGGACTCGAGGCGGATCTCGTGGCCGACCTGGAGCTCGGTGGAGAAGAGCGTGGAGGTGCCGGTGACTTTGAGCGGGTCGGCCCCGCCACCGGCGATGACGACGGTGCCGGTGCCGGTGATGCTGGTGGAGAACGCCGTGAGCTCGGCCAGGCGTCGGCGGATCTCGAAGCGGAGTTGGGCGCGGGTCATGGGTGGATCAGGGGTGTGAGCTTGTCTCGCTGGCGCTCGACGCGCTCGGGGGGCGGATACCGAAGGAATCGTAGCTGGGGGCGTACTGGGCTTTGAGGGCTTCGATATCGGCGGTGGTGACGCCGGGTTTGGAGAGGGCTTTACCGATCTCCTGGGCGAGGGTGGGTCCGTGGATGATGATGAGTTTGGCGAGCTCGAAGATGAGGGGATTCATTGTGACACCTTGGGGTTGTAGAGGGCGATGAGGTGGAGGACGTCGACCAGGGCGGTATCGAGCTGGGGTTTGGCGGTGAGCCAGGGGCCGGGCTCCTGGGAGCGGGTATAGATGGCGAGGGCGTCGACGGCGACGTGATAGGCGGCCTGGTAGCGGATATAGGCGAGCTTGACGGCAGCGACCTGGTCTGGGGTGGCATGGCCGGCATTGACGTAATCGCGCCAGGCGTGCATGGCTTGCGTGGCGGAGGCGCCGGTGATGGCCAGGGCCCGGTAGCTTTGCTTCGGGGCGGAGGCGCAGCCGGTGGCACCCAGGAGCAGTGCGCAGAGCAAGAGCGGCACGGCGCCCTCGACGGCAGAGCTGGCCCGGTCGCGGACGGTTTTGCCGAGCTCGTTGACGGTGAGGGTGGCAAAGGATAGGAGCGCGATCTGGAGGGCATCGAAGCCGGCACCGGTGGCGAGCTGGGTGAGCGCGGCCGACAGGGCGCCGATGACCAGGGCCAGAAGCTGGATGACGGAGCGGCTGCACTTGGGCAGGAGCCAGGTGCGGACGGCATCGACAATGAACTTGGCGGCGATCGGGGCGATGAGGGTGATGAGTTGGGCGCGGGTCATGGCATGCTCCAGAGATAGATGATGGTGGCGATGGCAGCGACCAGGAGAGCGGCGGCATAGCCGATCAGGTCGCTGATGAGTTTGGGGGCGGGGCTAGGCATTGGGTTCGTCGGTCTGGCAGGCGGCTTCGGGGCGGCGGCTGCAGCGGAGTTCGCGGAGCCGTTTCTTCACGAAGGCGAGGTCGTCGCACATTTTCTGGAAGGTCCGGCCGGCCCACCAGATGAGGGGGACCAAGACCACGAGGGCGCCGCCGAAGACGCCGAGGGGGACCCAGGTGGAGTCGGGGGCGAGGTGTGGATCCGCGGTGGTGGCTGGGCCGGCGGCGATCAGGCCGGCGGCGAGACTGGACCCGGACCAGAGGGCGAGATCGAGGGCGACAGCGCCCAGGAGGGTGAAGGATTTGAGGAAAGGGGTCATGGGTAAGTGCCGAGAGTGACCCGTTGCGTGGTCGTGCCTGTGACCCAGACCAGGTTGGTACCATCGACGGTGGTGATGAAATTAGTCGCGGCATTGACGGCTACTCGCGGCGCGGTGATGGGCTGAGTAAAGGTGGTCGTGCCGGTGTTGGTGGTGGTGCCGGCCCAGATCCAGATCCCGCCCGAGGTCAGAGTGCCGTAGCTGACGTTATTGGCGCGGAACGCGACGGGCGTGGCCGTGCCAGTGCCATAGTAGGCCACGCCATTGTGAATCGCCACGAACGCGCCGTGCGTGGCGTTGTACACCGACAACGCAGACGAACCGCTGGAGGTGATTTTCAGACCGGGATTATTCAACCAAACGTCAGAGGCGGTTGGCGACAATCCGCCGTTGCCGAGCGTCATCGTCCATCGCACAGGATCCAGGGCCGCAATGATCCGTCCGCCGTGCATAAATTGCAGGGGCGCACGGATGGTTGTTTCGCTGTTGCCGGGACTGGTCATCAGTGGCCCATATCGGCCGACGGTGGCCTCCAACCGTTTGACGACTTCCAGCGTCATGGCCTCCGACCCGCGACTGGAGGCGTGGATACCGTCTGGCAACCAACCGAGCTGGCTCATCAGGCTCCAGGGGAACACATCTTCATTGTTGAGGACGGGGATGTTGTTGCTGCGCAGACCCGCGACAATCTCGCGGATCTTGGCCTGACTCACTTGGTTGCTTTGGCCGTAGGGATATACAGCCAGGAAATCGGCATTCGGGAACCATGATCGCATAGCCACCAGGTCCACCACGGCTTGCGTCGCGGAATCGTCGTTGTAGCCGAGGGTACAAATCACGAGCGGGGCGCCGATCTGGGCGACATAGTTGGACAGCAGGCCACCGTACTGGACCCACTGGCGGGCCTGGCTGCCGCCGATGCCGCAATGGGACACGATCGGGCCCGTGTTGAGGTTGGCGTTCAAAGTCGGGCTGGAGGCATCGACCCCGTAAACGGTCGCCGTGCCGGTCAACACGCTGATGACATTGGTATGGATCGCTTCGCTGGCGTTGGTGATGATGACGCTGCCGAGCCCTGAGTACAGGGAGGTGTCCACATCATTGGTGGTTTGGGCGCCGGGGTTGATGATCCGCAAGGTACCGCCACCGGCGAAGCCCTTGAACCAGACGCGGAACCATTTGGTGAAGTAGCCGCCCGCGCCGTTGTGGACGGTGATGGTGGCGCCGTTGGTTCCCGTGATGGAGCCGCCGCACGGCCCCCAGAGGGTGGCATCGGACGGGCGCGCGTTGGTAGTCCAACCGGATGCCGAGCTAGACCAGTAGGTGTTACCCGACACTCCCCAGGGCCAGTTAGCGATCCCAGTGAACCCGGGCCCGGCATACCCGTAAAGGGCTTGAATCTGCTGGTTGAAGTTGCCGTTTTGGCCGACCGAATCGCCCACCAGAACGATCGGGACATTGGTGCTGAGTGCGTCGTACATCGTTTCCATGGCGGCGCGGAACCGGGGCAATACCAACGGTTGGCCGACCAGTTGGCCGCCGACCTGGAGCGTGTTGGACACGGTCAGGGTATTAACCGCGTCGGGAATAGTGACGGTATTCGTGCCACCACTACCTGAACCGCCACCAGCGATGCCGACACCGGCTTTGGCGGCGAGGCCGGCGGCGACGGCCAGGCTGCAGACGGTGAGCCAGAGGGGGCGCAGATTCATCGGCCCCATCCTTCGGCGCAGAGGACGGCGCGCGGGGTGTTGTCGGCGGAGCCGACGGAGTAGGGGCCGGAGTGGATAGTGGGATAGTTGAGGGACCAGGATTGGCCGGGGGCGAGCGTGGCCTGGGGGGCGGTGTTGGTGGTGCCGGCGTAGACGATGACCGAGCCGGTGGTGTTGGTGTTTTGGATCAGGAGCCAGGCGCGGGAGGTGCCGTCGGTGTAATTGGTGGTGGCCAGGGCGGGGGCGTTGGTGAGGGCGGGCGCGGTGACGGCGCGGCCGGTGATGCGGTCGTCGGGGACTGAGATGGTGGGTTTGGAGGACTGGGCCAGGGCGAGGCCCGCGGAGGCGAGCAGGGCGCCGAAGGCTAGGAGGCGGAGGGGGGTGCGCATGGTGGGGGGCGGTCTCCTATGGGGTAATGGGTAAGAGGGCGGAGGGGGGCGATGCCTGGCTCGCTGGGGCTTGCCGACGGCGTCGCCCCCCGTGTCCGGATGTCTGGATTTTAGGCGCCTTCGATGGCGATGGCGTGCAGGACATCGCCTGCGGTGAGGGTGTAGGAGGAGCCGTCGGCGACGGTGAGTTTGTTGCCGGAGATCGAGACGGCGGGATCGCTGGAGACGACTTTGCCGGCGCGCAGGATCATGACGTTGACGGCACCGATCTGGACGAATTCGGTGAAGGTGAGTTCGACCGTATTGGCGGCATCGTTGGCGGCGGTGACGGTGTGGCGTTTGTAGCTGGTGTTACGGGTGAGCATGGTGGCTGGGTCCTCGAGGTTAGACGGGCACGGTGATGGTTTGGCCCGTGGCGCGGCGGAGCTGGTGGGCCAGGTCGCGGCGCATTTCGGCCAGTGGTTGGAGGGCGTCACGGCGGGCACTGGCTTCGGCCGCCGCTGCAGGTTGACCGACCAGGGTATCAAAGGCCTGGGCGGGGTTGGCGTTGACTCGGTGGGAGTCGAAGTGCTGGAGGGTGGTGATGAGGGATTGATCGAGGGGACCACCCCACCAGCAGAGGTGAGCAGGGACCAGGCGGATTTCCTCGGCCGACACGATGGCGCCGCCGGGCAACTGGATGAGGGAGGCAGCCAGGAACTTGCCTCGGCCCCAGTAGTAGAGGTCGCGAGAGCTGGGCTCGAGGCCGAGCGCGCGTGAGCTTTGGGGGACGAGACGCTCGATGGACCATTGGCCGCGGGGCTCGGACCAGCGGAGCTGGAGAGCGGGATCGAGTTGCTGGAGGCGGCGGAGGAATGTCGGGGAGGCGATCAAGGGAGTGATGAGGGATGAGTGATGAGTGATGGGGGAGGGGCTGGCCGGGGGGTGATCCCGGCCAGCCCCTGCGTACTACTAGACCAGCGGGTCCATGGTAATGCCGTAGACGTCGATCTGACGGTTGGGCATTTGGCACTCGAGCTCGAGGCTGGCTTTGAGCTCCATGATCCAGAGGTCGTGGAACGGGACTTTCTGGATCGGGCTGCCATTGACGACGACGGGGGTGAGCTGGACCGAGCCGGTGGTGCTGTGGAGGCGCCAGTCGGGCCAGTACATGCCGAAGTAGTGGCCCAGGGGGCAGCTGCGGTCTTTGACCAGCGGGACGCCGTCGCAGTCCAGGGCGGTGAAGCCGCCGGCCAGTTTGATCTGGCTGGCACCGGCGCCCATGTTCATGGCCATCGAGGCATCGCTGCCGCCGACGGGGACCACGAACCGTTTGACGCTGACCAGGGCCGCACCGTAAGCGCGCCAGCCTTCACCCGAGGTGAGCCAGACCATCGACTCGCCGCTGGTGGGATCGACCGCGCCGCCTTCGTTGGCGCCGCGTTTCCAGAGGGTGGCTTTGCCGCGGCCGAGAGTGTTCTCGAGGGATTCGCCCTGGGCCGGGGTGATGCGCTGGGGCCGGTAGAGAGCGTTGGCGGCCTGTGACCGGTCGACGTTCCAGACGGTGTTGGCGGCCGTCCCGAGCCAGGAAGCCAGGCCGGTCGGGTTCTGGTTGTAAGCGGTCGAGCCGCCCAGGAGATGGCCGATGACCAGGTAATCGTTATCGGTGGTGGCGCCGGCATCGGCGGTGCCGTTGATGGTGACGGTGACGGTATCGTTGGCTTCGTCGATGGCGGAGACGACCATGCCGTTCTGGACGACGGCGCCCGAGCGGATGGCGGCCAGGGGCATGCCGACCCGGAACCATTGGGTCCGGGTCTTGGCGGTGGCATTGACCAAGCCGTCGTTGTCGAGGGTGATGACACCGGCGGCGGGGCTACCGGCGACGCGGCCGAGGTAGCCGGTCTTGGGCATGTAGAGGCAGTTATTGAGGATGTCGATCGCGGCTTCCTCGAGGCTCTCCATTTTTTCTTGGAGGATTGGCTTGAACGCGCCGAGGTTGGATCGGCTCAACTCTTCCTCGTTGGAGTTGAAGCCGATGATGCCCCAGAAGTTCGAGGGCATGGCTTTGATCTCGATGTAGCCGGGATCGGTGGGTTTCGGGAGGACGCCGTCGTTGGGGACGAAGCCGAGGCCCATGGCGTTGCGGACGCGCATTTTGCCGACGGCTTCCTTGCCTTCGATGCGGACGACGCCGCGGCCGGCCAGGCGGTTGTGGAGGTAGGAGTTGACGACGACGGCATTGGCGACACCGGGCAGGTAGTAGGTCTTGAGCAGATCGACCATGCCACCAGTGACGGGGGCCGAGCCGACATCCAGGCCGATGCCGGGGATGACAAACAGGCATTTGCCGTGGGTGCCGCAGGCGGCCATGATGAGGAAGCCGAGGACCGGGCTGACAGCCAGGGCGACGGCCAGGCCGGTGAACCAGCCTGCGTAGCGGAGGGTGCGGGTGCGATGCATGATGGGGAGCGATTTCCTGTGTAGGAGGGTGGGTTGCGGGGTTAGTGCTGGCGCTGTTGCTGGAGCGCCGCCAGGGCGGCATCAACCTGGGCCCCGGCTTCCTTGGCGCTCTTGGGAGCCGTGGGGCGGACCAGAGGCGCACCGGGACCGGTGGGCGGGACGTGGGCGCCGGGCACGGGAGACGTGCCGGGAGCGACGGCGGGGTTGACGTGGCTGGTAACCCAGCGGGTGACCATTTGGTTGTGGCGATCCTGGATGGACTGGGCGACCAGGCGGGGATCTTTCCACGGCTCGGCCTGGCGGGTGGCAACGAACTGCTGGAGGTATTGGCTGCCGAGATCGGCATCGGCAAAGGCTGGGAACTCGCGGGAAAGTGCCTCGGCCATCTGACGGCCGCGGGCCTCTTGTTGCTGGGCGATCTGGAGTTCGATGCCTTTGGAGACGGGATCGAGTGTCTGCTGGATCCGGGTGAACGCGGAGTTGATCTGGGCTTCCATGCGGGCCTGGAGTGATTGGCCCAGGCGGAGCAGTTCGGGATCGGTCACGCCATCGAACCCGGCCGCGGTGGGCGCGGGGGCGACGGGGCTGGGGGCGGCCGGGAAGGCCGGGAACGCCGCGGGGGCGGCGGGTGACTGGGCGGCCGGGAGGCGGTCCAGCAACAGCGACATGTTGCGGTTGAGATCGGCCATGAACCGTTCACTGGCCTGGACACGGCGATTGAGTTCGCCAACCAGGTTTTGGAGGGGCGGTGTGGCCTGGGCGGTGGCAGGAGCCGCGGGTGCTGCCGGTGTGGGGGTGCCAGTGGGCGAGGCTGGCGGTGCGCCCTGGGGGGTGGGTGTGTTACTCGGGGGCCTCTGTGGGGTTGACCGCGACGGTCGAGGGCTCGGGTGCAGTGGCAGGCGCAGTTAGCGTCGGGCCTGACGACGGCGAGCCTTCGGGCGTGGCGGAAATGGTAGCGGGAACGGGAGTCGAACCCGTTTCTCCAGAGGAGTGGTCTGGCGTCCTGCCGGTAGACGATCCCGCGGCAAAGATGAGCGAGGCGAGCTGTTTGGTGGTGGCCTCGGCGGTGAAAGGGAGGGCGAGATGGGTGGCGATGGCGCGCAGGGTGGCGCCGCGCAGTGTGCGCAGCTCGGGCTCGGGGATCATGGAGACGGGGATCAGACCGAGCTGTGCAATGGACTCGAGGGCGACCTGGGCGGCCTGGTCGGCCCGGATATGTTTGATGGGCTCAGTGGACCAGGGCAAGCCCTCGGCGGCGGCGCGCTCGAGGATGTGGGGGACGAGATTGGTGTCGATGCCGGCCCAGCAACCCCGGGGGGCGATGCAGCGGATGGTGCCGCCGAGATCGAGTTGGGTGATGCGATCGGAGTGGTTGTAGATGGCGGTGGGATGCATGGCTAGTTGACAGTTGACAGTTGACAGTTGGCAGTGAGGCGGATCATGCGGCGGCGGCGGCGGGTTGAGGGGTGGCGGTGCCGGGGATCTGGAGCGGGTTGCCGGGCATGGGCAGGCCGGCGGGAGGCATGACGGTGGCGGCAATGGCCTGGCGATGGAGCGTGACGTGGAGCATAGTGAGCTGCTGGAGCCGGGGATCGATCTGGGGGTTTTCGGCCAGGAAATAGAGGTGGGTCTCGACGTGGAGCATATGGTTTTCCCAGGGCTGCGGCTGCGAGAACTGGCCTTGCTCGAAGAGGCTGTTCTCGGTCTGGGCGCGGTCGATGTGGACTTTGTCGGGATCCTCGAAGCGGCGGCCGCCCAGGTCGAGGTTGTCGAGGAACCAGCGTTGCTGGGGGCGGCCGAGGTTGTCGCGGAGCATGCCGTCGCGCCAGAGGCTGGTGAGCATCTGGTTCCAGGATTCGCGGTCGCGTGGCAGCTCGGTGCCGGGCACCAGCTCGACATCGGCGTAGATGTGCTCTTTCTGCATCAGGGGCAGGACGTAGCCTTTTTGTTCGCCGACGATCCGGAGGACTTTTAGGGGCGGATAGAAGCCGCGGACCAGGCCGAGCTTGATCAGGGCGGCATCGCGGTTGGCCCGGGCCCGTTCGCGGGCCAGGAGTGTGAAGGGGTTATTGGCGTTATTGAGCAGGAGCCGGGCGTGAGCCTCGGAGCGGACCTGGGCTTCGTTGACGCCCCGGGTGATGGCGGGCCGCATGTAGGCGTCGTCGAGATCTTCCTCGGCCCGGGAGATCTCGCCATCGATGCCGGGCAGGGCGACAGCGGGCAGGATGGTGGGAGCTTTGCCGTTGACGGCCGGGTTGAGTTCGATGATGGCGCCGGCGGCGTTGGTGACCTGGTTCGGGAACGCGATCTGGCCTTTCTCGACGACGATGCGGTTGACGCCCATGGCGCGGCGGTTGGCGGTCTGGTCGGTCTTGAGCCGGTTGAGCCGGAGCTGGGCGGGCCGGCCGGCCTCGGGCATGCCGATGCCCCAGAACCGACCTGGCACGGTGATGCCGCGGACAAAGGTGCACCCAAGCTGGAGGGCGGGCGCGGCCTCGGGCGGAAAGAGGCCGACGAAGGGGTTGTCGGCCAGGTCCAGGAGGGTCTCGCCGCACCAGGTCACCCACCGGCCTTTCGGGTAGCGGGCACAGGGTAGCTCGAGATACTCGAAGACGCGGGCCTGGCCTTTGAGCGGGCGCATCCGGCTGCCGTAGGCCGAGGCGGGCCCGAAGAGGAGCTCGATGTTCTGGAGGGCGGACTCGAACGCGGTGGTCTCGGGGTCTTCGTGGATCTTGTCGGCGTGCTGCGGGAACCGGTCGCGGATTTCCTCGATCGGCATCCAAGCGTCGTACATGACGGCCCGGACATGGCGCGGGCTCGGGGCGGTGAGGGGGAAGATGTGGAAATGGGCCAGGGTGTAGACGTCGCCGCGGATCTCGGGATGGGAGATGAGCTGGGACTGGCCGTTGGGGAGATTGATCTGGAGGCGTTCGCCGCCCTGGGGATCGAGCCAGAACCGCAGGGCGCAGGTGCCATCGAGGATGCGGAGATCGTCGGACTCGTCCTGGAGATCGGAGTCGGCGATGACGCGATCGACGTAGTCGAGCATGTCCTGGGACAGGGCGGCGAACTGGCGGTCGGCGGTCTGGCGGGTGGCCGGCACGGGACGCATGACGGGGCGGGCGCCGCGGAGCAGGGCGCGGGCTTCGTTGACGCGGGTCTGAGTCTTGTTGACCACCTCTTTGATCTCGGCGGCGGGGTTGCCCTGGACAAGCTGGAGGCTGAGCGGATCGACCCCGACGTAGTGGTAGCCGAGATAGAACGCGCGCCCGAGATAGGCTTCCTGGTAGAGGCGAGATTTGTGGATGGAGCTGGCGGCGTGAAGCTCTTTGAGGGCGGCGACCAGCTCGTCGGCGGTGACCACGGCGGGCAGGCGGACCGTGCTGGCGGTGTCTTGGCGGTCGCGGTTTTCGGCAAAGGCTGACGACGGAGCGCGCCCAAGGAGATCGCCGCGGCTGTCCGGCACGGCGCTAGGAGACGTTACGCGCCCCGTCGTCAAGTCGGGCAAGGGGGGCAGGGATTGGAAGGGAGCCCCGATCACGCGGTGGGCACCTCAGAGGGTTGAGCCGTCACCACGGAAGCGACCGGCGGAGGCGTTGCCTGGCGCAGCATCGTCTCGACCTGGGCGGCCTGGGCATGAGCGCCCCGGTCGTAGACGGCCAGCAGGGCGCGATGCAGCTCGGCGACCTGTTGGCGGAGCTGGGCGTTCTCGGCTTCGAGGCAGGCCAGGGCGCGGTCGGTGTGGGTGATGGGTGCCGCGGCGGGGGCGGCAATCGGGGCGGAGGACTGGTGTCCAGACGATTGGAAGAGGGAGAGGAGTGTTTTCATGCGGCGACTCGGGAGAGCGCCCGATCGACGGGATCGCTGTCGTTGAGGGTGACGTTGTTGGCCAGGCGGCTCATCGCGCGCCACATGCCGCCGAGACTCATGTCGATCAGGTCGGCCGAGGGCAACACGGCGGCTGCCACGGGCGCCTCGGGGGCGCGGCCGACTTCGGCGAGATCCGAAAGCGGATCGCTGAGGTCGTCGTGCGGGGCTTTCGGGTAACGGAGCAGCTCGTCCTGCAGCTCGAACATGTCGCGGCGAAGGCGGAGCTTTTTCTGCTTGAGACGGGTGACGGCGCGGGTGATGCGCTTGATCTTGTCGATGCCGCCCAGCTCGATGCGGTGGATCGGCAGGAACTCGTTGCGTTTCTGCATGTCCTCGTTGAGGAAGAAGGCCAGGACCTGGTCGAGTGTGGCGGATTGGACGGTGATGGCCTGGAAGCCGCCCAGGGGTTTGTACTTGTCCCAGTACCGCCAGACTTGCTCGAGGAAGGCGCGCGGGTCCATGTGGGCGCGGGTGTACTCGATCACGTCCCAGTAGGCGTCGGGCTTGGGCAACACGGCGGCCACGATCAGGCCGCAGTAGTCGGCGGATTCGCGCTTCGAGAAGGCGGCATCGGTCAGGAGGTAGAGGTTGGCGCGGCGCAGATCGGCCTCGGTGTCGTTGTGCCAGCAGCCGTCGAAATCGGATTGCGAGACGCTCTGGTGCTCGGTCGTCGGATTCATCCGCATTTGGGCGGCGAAGTTGACGGGACCAAGCGTGGCGCGGAGTTTTTGCAGCTCCACGGCGTCCATCATCAGCGGACACGCGGCCTGGCCGTCGGCGGACTCGGCGCTCTGCACGACGCAGGTGAAGTCGCCTCCCGTCGCGGCGTTCAGCTTGTCCAGGACGTGGCCGTAGACGTCGGCGAAATCGTAGCGCGTGCCGACCAGCGTGTACGGGCCAGTGGCGGGGTTGAGCAGTAACGGAAACGACTTCTGGAATTTATCGACGCCGAACTGGATCTGCTCGCGGGTCGTGCAGTTTTTTTCGTTGATGAGATCGTCAGCGCGGATCCGGCCGAAGTGGAAGCCTGTGAGGCTGGTGGTCAGCGAGGCCGCCATGAAAGTCGGCTCCATGCGGTTGTTGGTGCGGAGCGGCGAGGGGAGCGTGGCCTCGGTCGTGTTGCCCCAGTCTTTGCCACGGGGCGGGCAGTACTGCGGGAACAGGCTGCGGAAGGAGTCGTTGCTGAGGAAATGCGACTTGATGCCCTCGAGGATCTTCGTCGCCAACTCGCTCACACCCGTCCAGAGCAGGATCGTGTCGTTCGGGTCGATCAACACGTCCTGGATGCTGGCCGTGATGGTCTCGGTCGTGGTCTTACCCCAGAACCGCGGCTCCAAAAACAGCGCCCGCGAGTTCCGCAGCGACTGCGACAGGTCCATCTTCGGTTTGTGGTAGACCCAGGTCAGCGGATACCCGAGCACGTACTTGCCCAGGAAATAACGGTCCTGCCGGCAGATCTCGCCGTAGAACTTTTCGGGCTCGATCTGCGACAGTTCCAGGGCCGTCGCGATCCGGCGCAGATACTCGCGCTCGGACATCTCGAACGCCACCGAGTTCGCCTGCAACCACCAGCCCGACGGGTACCGCGTGGCAACACGGTCGAACGCGGTCAAAATTTTTTCGGCAAAATTTTTGGGCGAATACGGCTGAGTTGCCCCACCCCCCCCACCAGAGACCGCGGGCGCCGCGACCCCATCCCCCCCCTTGTGCGCGGCGGGTCCAGTGGTCTGGACGTCGAGCAGGTTGAGTTGGGCGGTGGGGGCCATGTGAGTGTGTTACTCTACCGTGGAAGGTTGCACGGCAGGCACTTGCGCGGGCTTGTCACCAGTCGGCACGGTGACAGAGGGCACTAGACCGACCTCGGCCAGGGCTTTGGTCACCTTGTCGGCCACCAGGACGGCGCCCTGGTTGACCTGGACTTGGACGCTGGTATCGGCGCTCAGCTCGCCCGTGTACTGGCCGGCGAGCTTGAGGAGCTGGATCTCGTCGCCCTCGAGGGCCCGGCGGCTGGCGGCATCGGCGATCCGCTCGGTCGCATTGGCCATGGCCCGCCGAAAATCGTCCTTGCACAAGTCTTTGCGCTCCAGCAAGTAGGCTGCATGGAGCCGCTGCCAGTCGGGGCTGGCCATGACGCGGTGGACGGTGCTCCGATCCACGTCGAGCTTGGCCGCGATGGCTGCGACCGTTGCGCGGGGGAACTCAACAACCGCCTCTGAAACAGCCACTTGCATACGCGTGGCCCCCGGATGCCGTTGCAAAACCCTGCACCAAACAAGGCTGTGCGGCTCGGGAATGTCGGCAGCGGCAAGGGTGGGGGCGGCCGTGATCGGCTCGGTGCCTGGCTTGCGACGCATGGGACGGGTCTCTGACATCACAGACTGCCGCCGATTCGTAGGGCCAAGCGCGGATTTGCCTGCAAACACGGGCCGACAACAAGCGTCTACTCGAAGCCGCCTCTGCTACAGTACCGTATCAGTATCCGGTACAGTACGTACGTAGCAGGCACCAAAAGGGGGTAAAAAGAAGCCAGATACGGCGTCCCGCGACGTATCTGGCGGTTCAGATACGGCGTCCCGCGACGTATCTGGCGGTTCAGATACGGCGTCCCGCGACG